TATCATAACATAATTTTATTTATAAATCCATGAGGGATTCCACTTTTTTCTCCTCTTCAAATATCATTCGTTTCATTTTGTAGTTGTGCATCCGCTTAAATTCTTTGAAGAGATCTGCCCACTTTCCAAAATACATGTGGGCGATCTCTTTTTCGGTGTATCCGATCTGCATTCCTGTAAATATAACCCACGCAAAGTTTATTCTTTCCCCTTCTTCTCCCTCTGCGTGGTTTTCGGGTTTTTTCTTCTAAAACACCTTGCAAACTCCGCGTGTAAAATTTCCGCTAATTCCTTCGGCGCCATATCCACCTTCCTGGTTAATGTTTTTCCTGAGACTTCCTGGATCTCCTTTCCGTTTTCCCGTTCGATCTCGATCCCTTCCTGTACCATCCATTCAAGTGCATCACGCAGCGTTTCTATTTTTGGTTCTCCGTAAAATCCGACGAGTCTTCCTTCCTCATTTCTTTTATATTCCCCGTTTTCATCCACGGCTGGGGTAAAGCCGTTTAGCCCGTTTTCAAATTCCGACAAGTCTTCATATTTATCCTGTATCCTTTCCAATACGAGAATATCACACTTGATCGGATATTTTTCTCCTGATAATTCAATGTAATTTGTCTTTTCAAACATGTTGCTACTCCTCTTCTTTTCCTACAATCCTTCTACTTTTCCGAATTTTGTGTTGATCCATTTTAATGCATCCTCGCTTGCGTCGAACGCCTCGAAATCTTTCCAGTCCCCGTCCTCGTTCGCAATCGCCCTACCTGTAATTGACGGGGTTTTGTATTCGATCGAATCACCTTTTGTGCTGTAATCCTCCGACGGTTCTGAAAACTTTACTTTATACAGTACGTTTCCAATAAACTTTCTCACGCCGTCCACCTTTTCCACGGATATCCAACCCATTCCGACATATTTCGCCTGATCGTCTTTATTAAAGGTTGCACCCGTTTTTCCTTCATTTACTTTGTGCCCGAACATTTTTTCGTGCGCCTCGATCGGGATTGTGCTCGTATTCAATGTTACTTCTGCGTAATTAAATTCCTTGTCGTATTCCACTTGTGCGTCGTCCGCGTTCAAACTTCCTTCTGCGTAGTTCGGCGTTACCTGCAGCCCGATTGCCTTTCCAAATGCAAACGGCTCTCCGTATACTTTCGCTCCTGTTATTTCTGCAATAATCGGTTTTCTTAATCCTACATATGCCATATTTTTTCCTCCTAAATTCCTGCCTTTTCATCAATCCAAGCATCTGCCTCCGCTTTGCTTGTGAAACGTCTCTTTGTTCTCCAGTTTCCGTTATAATCCGGGGTTGCCGTTCCCTTTACACTTGGGGTTATATATGTGATTGCATCCCCTTTCGTTTCGTGAGTCCGTCCTTCTTCGCGGAATAAGACCTTGTGTATCCAATATGCGACGTAACTCGTCGCTCCTGCGATTACTTCTCTCGTTACAATCCCTAGTCCGATCGGGCTTGCCCTATTGTTTTGATTCGCTATCGTTTCATCGGCATTGACTTCATACCCGAATATAACCCCCTCTGAACCTTCTGACGTTTCGCTTATTTCGAGTGTTATGTCCGCGCTTCTTATTTCTTCTTCCGGATCTGTTTCGTTTATGTCTTGATAGTCACTTACATCCTCATAATTTGGCGATATTTCATATTTTACAGCTTTTCCGAATCTTGTTCCGTTTTTGTAGGACACCACTCCGTTTCGTTCTTCGTAAACCGCAATCACCGGGTGTGTCAAACCTACATATGCCATCACTCTTCCTCCGTATAGCATTCAATGCATAAATGATTGTAGCCTGTTTCTTTTTCATAGTTTGTGTAAATTCCCGTAATAATAAAGCCGTTCTCTCTTAGCTTTTTTCGGGCTTCTTTTCGCATTCCTATGTAATTCCCTTTCGTAAAAGCATGTATTTGCATGTGCTGCGCCCAGTCTTCATCCGCGTCGTCTGCATAATACCCCGGTTCTTCTATTTCCGGGTTGTATATCGCATATATATCCGGTGCAGAATCATGTGGGCATTTTAACGGCCACACGTTCCCGCTGAATAGTTCTCCGATCGCTTGTTCTATTTTTTCATTTACGCTCACCTTGTCACCTCGTTGAATTTCTGCTGCATTATCTTTAAACAATCGCTTTCGGATGATTTTATCGCGGGTGATATGACGGGTCGAGCCTGTTGTTTCTGTGTTCCGTAGTTTAAGTATGCAAGTTTTTCATTGTTCCGAACGCCTTTTTTATCTTTTCCCTCTGCTGTTACCATCACATAATGACCGTACACGTTTTTTCCCGGCTTCTTTGCTTTGATGCTTTCTTTTAAGTCTCCCGTCGCATACCCTTTATTTGTTGCTTTTGACACTTGGTTTTTTAACTCTTTTTCGAGTGTTGGCGCTGCCGCGTTTAAAAGCTCCGGCGCGTATTCGTCAATGTTCCCAAGTTTTTCCAGCTCTCTTGCAAATTCATCAAACCCCATTAACCGAAATCCCATTACCCACAAATTACCTCCATCTTTGCTTTTCCCGTCTTATATGTCCTCTTTATTTCGTAAACTCTTCCGTCGTGTTCTACTTTCCTTGCATATTCTGTTTTACCGTTTACAGTGTGTCTTGTCTGTTCCCAGTCTTCCTGTCGGATTTCAAAAACCGCCTCTACTTTCACGCCCGCTCTCATGGACTCATAAGCTTCTTGTCTCTTCACGGATTTCTCTCGACAATACGCCTCGTATTTCTGGCTTTTAGATATCGGAAATCCGTCTTTGTCTTTCGTAATTGTCTCCCATACTAATTCAAGTGTGTCCACCTTATTCTCCTTTTTCCTTGCCGTAGTCGCCCGATAAACTCATTGCGTCCCGCAGCGCTCCGAATGCAGTTCTGAAGCGGTCTGTGTCTTCATCGTATCCGTAATTCCCTTTGCAATACAGTACAACCGCCTGATAGTATGTCGGGTCTGATTCATCTCCGTATATTCCTACCAGTTCGAGTTCTTTTCTGCACGAGAGGACAAGATCCTTGATCTCATCCTCCGCCGCTTTTGACATCGCTCGCACTCTTGCTTTTAGTTTTTGTATTAAATCCTCATTCACTTCCCGATTCATTCAGTGCCTCCAAAAGCTCGTTTTTCGTCATGCTGCTATATCTTTTTATCCCTGCCAACTTTGCGGCCTTTTTCAACTCTGCCGCTGTAGTTCTTTCTTTGTAAATAACGTGATTTTCCATCACGCCGAATACTTTTTTGTTACAGTCACAAGTGAGTTCAGATCAATCGCTTTTCCGTCACAAATCATAACCGCTTTTGTGATCTGGTCTTCTGTGTCGTCATCCTCGTAAGTTTTTACACGCATCGCATAATTTGTATTGTACATATAATCCGACCAGTCAAACAAAAATGCTACAACCGTATCTGCTTTCAATGATGCGTCTAAGCTCGGCATATATTCATTCAAAACAACTCTTCTGCCCAATAACGTTCTTTCCGGCGTTCCGTTAATGCCGTAATTCGTTCTCGCAATCGGTTGTCCGTTCGCGTCGGTCATTCCCGCGAATTTCATGAATGTTTTCTTTGTCATGTTCCAAACCGTACCATTTTCATAGGCAAGGGGAAGCGCCGCCTCTGCATCAATCAGCGTTTTGTATCCCGGCTCTGCTTTTGCATCAATGTCCACGTTCTGACCTGCTACAACCGTCTCTTTTAAGACGCCTTTCGGCTGACCTGTTCCCGTTCCTGTGATAAACGCTTGCTCCTGTGCTTTCACCATCGCTTCTGATACGCTTTTTACAAATACCGTTTCAAAGACTTTCAAGGACATCACCGATGTTTCAAGCGTCATCGAAATCGCGCATCTTAATTTGTACCCCTTGATATCAATCTGCCCCGTCGTCTTCTTCTGTTTGTCCGATGTTCCACCTTCTGCAACCCAAGTTGCAACCGGTTTTACACTCGACGTCGGAATCGTCGCCCCTGCCGGGTATGCCGTTTTTGTTACCAGCGGAACGATCATGCCGATCGTTTCCATTTTTTCAATAATCTGATTAATAACCGTCGGAGAAATAACCGCGCCTACGTCTGTCGTTTTTGTGTTGGCATTCGTATTCGTGAATTTCTCCGGGATCGCGATTCCTCTCGTCACATAATTCATAAACGCTTTCCTGTATTCCTCGGTATCATACATATTTTCTTCATGTTCTTTTATTGTGTTTGTGAAATTCATTTTTTCACCTGCTGCTCCGAACGGGCTCATCGCCTGCGGTTCTTTGTTTAATGCGTTAAAATTTGCCTGTGCTTGTGCAATCGCATCCCATGCGTCATCGAGTTCTTTCACCTCGTCCATTTTCGCTTCCGCCTCTGCTGCTTTCCCTTGATCCAACAAAACCTGTGCTGCGTTCATCAGTTCTGCTCTTTTTTCTTT